ATAATACTCTTCTTTTTAATGTGCCCCATGCCTTGATTGTATGCTTGGGAGGTGGACTCTGGTACTTCTTGAACGAATCCTTTCAAATACCCGAATCTATCTTCGCGACGGAATAAAAATACAGGGTTCAATACTTTCAATCTTTGGATACCTGCGTCTGGATTATTTAAATCCACAATATTTTCTAAAAAACAATCGCCGTACTTACACATATTACGGATGATATCCCACATAAACATTTCTAAGTTCGTTTCATGGACAAAAGCTTCTACAGCCTCCGCAATTTCGGGGACTTCTGTCTGGACCTCAATCATGTGACCATCAAGATGGGTTTGAGTAGCGTCATCTGCATAGATGTCTAGGGAGGCTCCGATTTCTGGGTACTCGTCCATAGCCTCATAATCTTGGTAACGGCGACGACGTTCGTACTCAACTTGAGGTAATTGCACTCCGCCTTTGGATACACCAATACCCATAGAGGTGTCTTGTTCACCATCTGCTTGCTTTACTACGTCCCCTCTAAACGGGTCTTTAGCGGCGGCAGGTCTACCACGTTTCTTCTTTGTTGTAAAGAATGATTTAAAGAACGCAGCAAATGCTCCGGATAAAGGTGCCTGTTGGTTATAGCCACGTGACCCAGGGAATGCGGTAAAACCTGCATTCTCATCTAATTGCTCGTTCTCTTCGAGATTTTCGTTGTTGTTATCGTTTAAATCCATTTTCTGTAATCCTCAAATTCCTGGCTCTTATTGTATGTACCCCTGGAGAAACCACCTTCTATACTTTCTTTGCCAGAAGGTTTTTCCAAGTCACCCATAACTATAGGAACTGGGCTTTTGCCTACAATGTCTTCCATAATAGTAGCACCGATAGCTAGGCTCATAACCAGGTCATCTGCAAAACCATCTTCTGCTTTGATTTTTCCTGATTTACTTATTATAAAAGTAGTTAGCTCTTTAAAAGTTCTCTCTGAATTAATCTTTATTTTTGAAGTTTTTAATTTTTCTTGTAAAGTATTTAACATAATATCTCTATTTTTGTTATTTACCAAGTACCCCATCTGACCTTTGTCGTCGCACCACATATTTTCATATTCATGCACTTCAAATAATTGCTCGATGAGGGCTAACCCTAAACCATTTCTTTCTGGGCATATAAACGCTGTATTGTAGCGTAACCCCTCCTCAGACATGATTCGAGCAAACTCGTTCAATCCGCAACGGTTACTATAGAACTCAGCTACCTGGGTTCCGTTGTACAAGTTTATAATATGGAAGGCTGAGTAGTCCCTGTCTCGTCCGAAAGAAGTATCCGCGGCTATCAGGTAAGTATGGTAGGGTTGTGGCTCCTCGAAGATACGCATCATGTTGTAATGCTTTTTGGTGAACTCGGGAGTAGTACTAACCTTAACCTGGTCTAATGTACCACCGTCAATAAAGGTTTCACCCGTACCAAGAAACTGTCCTTCGTACTCCTGCAACCACGCACGCTCACCTACATTACTTCTCGTCTGCTCTGCCCACTTCTCAGTGTATTCGGGGTGCTCCCTCCAATGAATATCAATTACGTTAAAATCGTTCTTTTCAAGCTCAGCGTCTCGGTATAACTCGTAATATAGGTTAGCCATACCATTTACCGTAGAAAGGATACACGCAGAACCACCGGTCGAGATTGTTGGGTAGATAGCCATCCAAAACTCTCTCATGTTATCGATAAACGCAGCCTCATCCACAATGAGTAGGGATACCGACTCTCCACGTCCCGCACCAGCAGGTTGAGATTTTATCTTGCTTCCCGTGGAAAGTTTAAGAACGTGCTTGTTGCGCTCCGTCTCCGGTGCTCGCAACCAGGTAGGTAAATCATCATACATGTTAACAGCTCTGTCTAGAAAATCTCTAGATTCACGGTCACCAATAGATACCACCATAACATTCTTATCGTTATTAAAGGTGATGTACCAAAGAGCGTATGCAGCGCTGATTGTCGTGGCGCCCGCCTGACGGAACTTACGCATCAGGTTAAACCTGTTTTCCTTGAACTCGTTAATGATACGTTCCTGGAATCGGTATAAATCGAAGTTTACTCTCCCGCGTATGGGATGGACAATCTTAATGTAATGACGCATAAAGTAGACTGGGTCTTCCTTACATTTCAAAAATTCTTGCTTTATTTCTTCAGGACTCATGATGGTTACACTATTATATAGACATGCGAAAACTTGCCTTTATACCTACCCGCGAAGCGAAAGAGCGTCCAATTAAAACTTTTTTAGAGAAAGCAGGATGGGTCGTCCATTACTTAGTAAATGAGAGCTCTATCTTTGAAGCTTACTCAAAAGCATTTAAAGATAATAACATTATAGCAAAAGATAAAGTTATTATGTGCCACGATGACATACAAATTTTAAATACTCCTGAAATGTTTAACGAGGTTGTAGACAATAATCTTACGAAGGACGTAGGGTTTCTTGGTATCGCAGGTCCTCAACGCCTAAACAAGACGAGTTGTTGGTGGCATGGGCTAGGTAGGGAATACCCTCATCCCGACAGCTTTCTGCGCGGGTGCGTGTGGCACGGTGATAGCCTTGACGAGTGTTTCCCTACGTACTACGGAGGTTACGGAGAAGCGGAGGTTTTAGACGGGCTGTTATTGATTACTACAGGCGCAACTTTAAATAATATAAAAACCGCTAAACCAAAAGAATTTTCATCCGATTGGGATTACTACGACATGTACTACACGTTACAAGCTAATCGTAAAGGGCGAAAGAACCACGTAGTTCCTCTCATGGTTCTACACTCATCAGAAGGTGAGGGTGCAATGAGTGAGGAGTGGAATGAAAGCCGTTTAGCTTTCCATAAAATGTATGGAGATGGTTTCCTCGAGATTACTCTTCCTGACCAAAGCCAACTTCCAAAACCGGAGTAGGGTCCCCTTCGAACTCTAGGCACAGGTCTGCGAAAGCTTCGTTCTCCTCGTTTTGATTGTGAGCTATCATTACCCAGTCTGAAGAGTCTATAACCCGTTTGGTTCCTGCGATTAAATCTTTATTCCAATCTAAGGGATTCGAAGTCTTGGTCTCTAAAATTATTATTTTTTCTGCCAAGGCGCTTGCTGAATCTAAAATTGCTTTTTCGTCCTTTGTCAGTAAAGTAAAAAACTTTTTACTTGGTATTACCAGTACAAACTTTATTTTGTTGATGATAATCAAAGGAAGGATGTTAATATTAACCCCTTTGGTAGGACATATATAAATAACCGATGGTTTATTCTGGGCTATTGCGCCAAAACACTGTGAAAGCGCGTAGTGTCTTTTCGTAGAGAGATGAGAGTTAACCATAGGGGGAAACTGGTTTTCCCCTAACAACCCCATTTTTGTATTTTCCCGAACATGTTTCATAAACTATTTTTAATTACCTGCCTCGTATTATCTAGCCCTAAAGGGATAGAAGCGAGCAAAGTCCGTCACGGAAACTTGAAGAACTTCGTCGAGGGTCAGACAGTTCACGTCATAAGTTCGCAGAAAGTTTATGTTCAAATGGAGCCTTATAAGACTATAACGAAGGAGAAGCTTAAGAAAGGCAGTGCTAGGTATAATATACTAATGCGTCGTTGTACCTCTCTATATAAAGCTACACTTGGCAAATCAGGGTACTCTCTGATTGTCGAAATCGATGGGGTGGATAAAACCCTCCATAAAACAGAGGACGTAACAAATAAAATAATTAGTCTTCTAACACCTGCCGAAAGGAGGAATAAAAATTATGAATCATTACTTTACACATTTTGATAGGCTCTTCAATGAGCTGCATGGGGGCTTCGAAACGGAGTTCCAACCACAACAAGTTAAAGAAGCTTGTAGATTGCCGAAATACCCAGTTAGCAACTGCTACCTGTCGGAAGACCAAAACTCATTACACTTTGAGTTTGCTCTTGCAGGGTATAAGGAAAAAGAGGTTAAGGTTATCGGAGGGGTAAATTCGTTTACCGTTCGCGCAGCCAAAGAAGAATCTCTAAAAGCGCACATGCTTCTTCACCACGGGATTAGCGGCAAGAATGTCGATTTTTCCATAAAGGTAGATGAGCAATATGATACGAAGAAAGCTAAGGTGTCTTACGAGAACGGGTTATTGAGTGTAACTGTTCCGAAGGCTAAAGAGGCTGAG